TTTCAATCGCGGCAGCGTGTGCTTGTTTTATATCTTCACTTGAATTTGGTATTCCACCTAATTCTTTTTCTGTTACTGATAGTTTGTTATATTTTCTATCTGGTCTGTTTATAGAGAAGCGTCTATAGCCTCTTCTTTTAAAGTGGTATAATAATCTAGGTTTGTTATTCTCTGCTAGTATCGGCATTCCGTAAAACACGCAAGCCATTAGAACATCTTCAAAAAATATTTCAGCGGTTTGTGGTCTAGCTATATATTCTAAAAAGAAATGATTTGGAGGTACATCCTCCATGCTAAACTTAGTGAGTCCGTGTAAAGATCCATTTGATCCTCTTTTGTCAACCGTTCCTGATATATCATAACTATCACAGCCAAAAGCCCCACAGTGTTCATTACCTGGATATTTTAGTCCACCTTTTATTATTACACGATTTTGTAGATTTAAAGGTGGAATCCAGGAAACTCTGAATCTTCCGCTTTTATTTGGAACAAATATAACTTTTGTATCTTTCTCTCCGTTCTGCCATTGAAAGCTTCCTTGAGTAACGTTTATTGAGTTTTTAAGATCTTCATTAAAATCTATTTGCTCGTATATTTTTGCTAAGTTAAATAAAGATTCTTTAGACTCATCTCTAAACGCGTGCTTTGTTGTGCGTGGAAACTGCCTATAAAATTCATTTAAACCGTCTTGATCTTGCTTTAATCCTTCTACTTCATTGTCCCAGTACTCTATTACACCTTGAGTTATAGCGTCTCCAAGAGGACCTACTACTTCTTTTTTTGGTGTGTTGAATACAGGAAAGCCATAAGAATCAATGTAGCCTTCGTAGTTCCATTCCATAGGTATGAACAAAGAATAGAGTCCTGAGCGAGTCTGTCCATTGGCGTTTCTTTGCGTAACGTCTGAATCATTGTAAAGTTTTTTAAAGTTATCTCCTCCTTTATCTAAAGCATTTGATGTTGATCCCATCATACACTTACCTATAATTCTCGAACCTAGTCTTAAACAAGTTCTTGTAACCCTCCAGTTGTTTAATATATTGGTTGGTCTTTCCCACTTTCCACTTTCATCGTGTACTAGTAGTTTTAGTTTTTCCCCGTCATAGGAGTTGTCCCCTGTGTTCTTCCAGTCGATGGTCGTGTCAAGCCCGGTGATCTCTTGTAGCTTTTCGTTGGAGTCGAGTTTACGCCTTGTGAACTTGGACGCGGGTACCCTGTACGCAAGTTCTGTTTTCGGCCTGTCCATACCGTCTTGTATTGGTTTGAAGAAGAATGGATAGTTGACTGATATCGGGACAACTTTGTCAGTAAACATCTTCTTTGCGTCGGGTCCAGATTTCGAGAGTATACCAAAGCGTGCATCTGTAGATATTGTTGCTTGGTTAACGGTCTCCCCGCTTGCCATGAACGAAAAACCTGATCTTCTATTCTTAAGGTAGCACATCCCGTATGAACGCTTGTCTGCTTTACAAGCTTCCCAGAATATGTAGAATAATCTGTTTGATTCCCTAAAGTCTGGCTGCCCAACGTCAATCTTGCTCCACTGCAAGTACATATAGTTAGTACCAGTAATGTAAGTAGCCAAGCCCTTATTATAGAACCAAAAGCCTTCTTCACGCCTTGTAAATTCTTTATCGATGTAATCATACCATTTTTCTTTAAAATCTAACGGATATTCTTCCCAGTCAAATACGGATTTAATTTTACTTAATTCTTTTGGGTATTCAGTGTGCGACCATTTGTTATGTTCAAAAGTAACAATATCATTTTCTTTTGGCAAAGCTATCACGAGATCTTGTATCTCATATATTTCACCTATTTCGCCAGTTTTACTTATGACTATTAAGTCGTGTTCCTCGTTGTACCCATATTCCCACTTCTTATACCTATTCATTCTTTTAAGAACTTTAGGCTTTACGTGGTCTTCTAATACTTTATATAAAGTTTGCTCGTACATTATTTAGATCTCCCTTCTGCAAATCCTCTAAAAGACTTTTCTTCTTTTACTTCTACAGGTTTTTCGTTCAACAAGTTCTCTTCAGCTTCTATTCTATTCAATATCTCAAAAGCATCGAATATAGCTAACTTCTTTGTAGCTGCAGCATTCTTTAATCTATCTGCTGATATATCGTCATCTGAATCAACAATAGCTTCTTTAGCCACCTTGATTAATTCCTCAACTGCTTTTTGCCCAGCTTGGATTATATTCAACTTCGTTTCCTTGGTGTTCATATTTAATTACGATATCATTAGATTTCATACAGTATAGTCTTTTGCCATCAACTAAAAATTCCCATTCCCCATTTGGTGTATAACCAACCAAGTCTCCTGAGTTGATTCCTAGCGCATTTAAGGAGCTATTGTCATATTTTAATATACCAACAAGGCTTCTTTCTTTATCTAGCGTTATAGACTCTGTATCTTTTATAGGTGAAATAAAGCATCTGTCTCCAAAAGACTTCCACTTGTCACCTTTATTATATAAATAGATTTGATCTATAGCACAAAAATGCAAATCATCTTTGAACCAAGATCTACTTTTCTTTTTATTACCCTTCATGTCATAGAATACTCTAAACACGTTTTGGTGTATAACAATTATATCACCAACATCAATACCAGTATTAAAAGCTTTAGGTGTTTCTATTACTCTAGCTAATCTATTTACAAATTTGAAGTCTTCAATCTTTGTGTTTAAAACTAGCTCCTTATCACCTACTTTTATTTTGTTACTGTATTTTTCACCTAACGGTTCTACTATAAAGTCGTATATTCCTTTCAATACTCTAAGTCATATTCAACAGATATTGCCATGTGAGAGTTAAACTTCTTCCATGGCATTACCTCGTTGTTTTTCTTAATGTGAATATTGTAAGAGTTATCAGACTCGTCAAGAAGTATATGTGAAATCTCGTGACCTCCATAAACTTGTTGACCTACAGAGTAATGCATTGCATCGTTTTTGTAGTCAGAACCAATACTTATTTTTCTTACAATTGAAGACATCTTAAGCCTTTGTAAGTTTAGAGTCTTTTTTTACTTCAGTATATTCTCCAGTCGTTAGATCGATATCAATAGCTCCATACTCTTTCTCAAGTTCAGCTTTTAAATCTTCTACAACTTTATTAGCGTCTGCTACTTGATGTAATAGACTATGTTTTTGAGATTCTAAAATACCTATTTGATTAACTATTGTCATTAATTCTTTTTGACCTTGGTTGATACTTTTTAATTGTTCATCTGTGATCTTACTCATTTTATTTAATTTAATTGTTTATAATAATATAGTTACTTGATTTTTAACTATTTTAACGCAACCATATCTGCTGGTCCAGAAAGAATGTAATCAAATGCTACTGGTAAAATTGTTCCAGCAGGAACAGCGTTAAATGTAACAGCGTCTGTTGCGGTTGGATTTGAGCTTAATACGTTTATTCTAATCGTTGCGTTACCATCACCTCCAGATATAGTTACAATATCTCCTTGTCTATATCCAGATCCTGGTTCTCCAAAACTTCCTGCGACAGTTATTACACCACCCACAGCAGTAATGTCTAACTCTGCTCCAGTTCCTAATCCACTCTCTGGACTTATAACAGGTACGTCTATTGCTGTTGCATATCCACTGCCTCCATCTACTACAGTAGCACTTTGTATTTCACCTTGAGCACCAACAACGCCAGACAGTATACCTACAATATTTCCACCTGTGCCAGAGTATATTGAAGAACCTGTTAAGTTTGTGCCTAGAGTTCCAGATTGGTTTTCAAACTCCCAAGCAGAGGTTGGTGTTATGGTTGCTGTTCCACCGCCAATAGCTAGTGCTTTACCTACAAGACCATATGTTATTCCGAATGTTCCCATGTTTTTTTATTTATTGTTTGTTATTGATTTTGCTTTTTCCCAAGTTCTACCTACAAAGTAAGCTCCGTAAACGGTTACTAGCAATGTTTGAAATATTGGTATATATTCTTTAGCCAGCCCAAACTCACCGATATTACCATCAAAGAAAGCTAGAGACGTAAAGATTACAGTTAGATATATCAAGATCATTGGTCTAATGTTTTTACTTAAAAAACTATCAGACTTCATATCTGCTTCCCAACGCTTACTAACTTCTAATTGAGCTTTAGTATCTGCGTCTTCTAATATCTGCTGTATTTGCTTCTTTACTTCTAACCTCTCTTCGTCGGTTGTAGTAAGCTTGTCGATGACGTTACCAATCTCTTTGATAACGCCACCCGATAGCCATTGAATTATTTTTTTCATTTATTCTCTTTTCAGTAAAACTGTGCTATTTTCATCTCCTGTAAAAACGCATTGTAAAGTATCTTTATCTATAACAGTATAAGACATTCCAATAGTATAACCATTTCTTGGATTGTGTATTGAAGTAGTCATAGTAGTATCTGTTTGGCTTAGTATAACCTCATTAAGTGTAGCATCTTCTTTAAAACTATAATTAATAATTTTAACCACAGCATATTTACTAGCTAACATAACGGTTTTATACGACGAGTCTTCCATAACCCAAACGCCTTCAAATGCTTCTTGAGCTTTAGAAGTTAGTACTGTAAAAAATAAAGCTAATGTAATAAGTGATTTTTTCATAATATTAAATTTAATTGTTATAATATTATTATTACACATAATTACTGATGTTTATTTTTTAGCCTTTTTTCTTATCTCTCTCTTGTCTAGCTTTTCTAGAAGCCTCTAATTTAGCCTTATTAGCTTCTCTTTTAGCAACGTTTTCAGGTTTATTAAACTCCTTCTCTTTTGCTGCTTTATATCTTCTCTTACGTTCAGAACCTTTTGGGTTTCTAGGATCTTGATCCCAATCAGAAGCTTTTTGTTCAGCGGTCTTAGGCACGTAAGTTCCATCTTTCCGATGGCCACCTCCATAAATAACTTTACCTGACTTACTTTCGAAAATGACACCGCCATCATGTGTGAGTTTCGGGTCACCGCTTTTTTTATCTTGATAAAGTGGACTTTTTCCAGATCCTCCCATGTGCACTGGTGATCCAGCTGCGATTGAGTGTTTTGAAATCCAAGATCCGTGAGATGCGATTGGATTGTCGTTTAATAAATTTGCTCTTTTTTGTTTAAATGATTCCATGTTTATTTTTTAATTGTTTACTAATGTTGATGATGTTTTTGAAGAACGCTTTTCGCCTGCATCGGAAGCATCAGTAGTATCATAATCAATATCACTTCCTAGGTTATTAGCTTTTTTTACTCTCTTTTTTAATACTTTTAACTTTCTATCAAAACCTTCGTCTACATTACTAGTCCCAAAAGTTGCTCTTGAAGCATCTACATCAGATTGAGATTGTCTAACTAAATCGTTAGCTCTTTCTAGTTTTGATTTTTTAGCTTGGAGCAAAGGTGACTTTGCTGAAAACTGTTGTTGAAATGGTGAACTCATTTTTTTTATTTTTTAATTGGTGTTTCTGTTACGTATTTCGCGCCAGGAAATTTATAATCATATCCTGGGTACATTATTTTTGTATATCCTCGATCGTCAGTACCTAGTACTTTAAACTCGACTCCTTTCATTGTTATATCGCCTCCTAATATAATATTTTGAGGCTTGTTAACATCAGGGCTGTTTTTTAAATAACCTGTCTTAGATGTCTTCATTATGATCTTCTATAAGCCTCAGCTTCCCAAGGCAGGTTTTTAGCACCTTCTTGCATCTGTGCTCGTGAATATTTTTTACCTTTCCAATACACGTTTTCGTCGTCGTAATCTAAATCACCTCTATCCATTTGTTCTAAATGAATTTTTTCGTGAGCAACTACATCTTCTACTTGATCTGGATGTAAATCTTTATTTATGGTTATAGAACCATTGTTATTAGCTTTTCCCATCACACCATCTTCCATATCTACTCGATATATTGGAGTGTTGTCCATGTGGAAAGGAGGGTTGTTTAGTTTAAAAGCCATAAGTTTTTTTTAATTAAAAAACCTTGCGAGTTTTTAAGCCCGCAAGATTAATTGGTTTTAATTACGCTATAGCAACTCCTGTAAACAATGCGTTTACTTGTGCAGTAGTGATTAATTGTCTTCCATCAGTTGAGTCTAACACTTGAGCCACTGTTACTGGTCCAGTTACTGTTGAAACAATTCCACCGGGATTTGCAACTAATGCATCGTTAAACGCTTTAAGTAAGTCTCCTGCTGTTACTGCTGCGGCGTCAGCCGTGAAAGTAATTGTAGCAGCTCCTGCTGGTTTTCCAGTCTGAATAGTAACTGCTGTTGTAAGATTTGCTCCTGCAGCATCTCCTGGTTCGATAGTTACTACTGAATCAATTCCTACTAACTGATAAGGCGTGTTTGCTACACCTGTTAAAGGTACTTTTAAAAATTTTGCCATTTTGTTTTGTTTTGTTTAAGTTAATGTTATGTTTGGCTTAGGTTTGTACAGTCCTATCTGTTTTATTGTCCGAATTTGTTAAAGTAATTATTTTCATCTTTATCAAAAACACTGCCAGATTTAGAATCAAACTCTGCCTTAGCATTATAATCTTTAAATCCTTTGTCAGTTGTTTCTTTTAGTTTTTTTGTTACTTTTTCAGTTTCACCTTTGAACTCAGCTTCTTTTTCAGCTTTTGTTTTAGCGCCTTTGGTCGGCGTGAAAGCTCTAGCTATATTGTCTTGCATTCGTTGAAAATGACCAGCTGTTGAAACATAAGCGTTTAGTGGTGAATCATCTTTTTTTTTATAAGTATAAGTATCATCTCCAGCGAACCTTTGCGGGTCTTCAGACTCGTAATCAGGATTACCTGGTCCTTCTACTTGAGGTAAAATAGCTGCACTTTTCTTCATTTGCTTTTCAGCTTTTTTAGAAGACTTTTCTAGCTGATCCATAGTAAATCCTTTAGTAGGATTTTTAGCCATAAACTTTTGTTGGAATGGTGAGCTCATATTACTTATATACTTTAGCGAGTTGTGTAATTGGTCCTGCCTTATAATCGCAAGGATATTTAGATACTTCCATTCCGTCAATACCAGAACTTGATCCTTTACCCATTGGGAAACCTTCTTTGCTAAGTGGTCCGTCCCAAACAGCGTTTTCACCTACCTGACCTGATAGATCTACTTTTAAGTTTTTAATGTTTTTCATATTAGTATTTTTTATTGCATTTTTTCATTAAAGGAGCTGCTGCCATAGGATCTAAAGATCTACCAAATGTACCTGGAACCTGCTGTTGACCGTATACACCTTGCGCAGCTTGCTGAGCTTGGGGTTTAAAAACTGGTTGAGCTGTACCTAATGTATTAGAAGGCTGAGTTGGCGCTATAGGCACACCAGTGTTTGGATCAATAATACCTACCTGTTTAACAGGTGAGTTGTCTTGATCGTTTCTAGCGTTTTCAAGATAATGTAGTCTAGCTTTGGCTGTTAAGCCCTTATTGTAAGCTTCCTTGTAATCGTAATTCTTACCTTTCATTTTATCTGTTTTTATCTTTATTGACGTTTTTAATAGAAGTTATAAGAACTTTATCAGTGTACGTCTTACCCTTCATAATACTGTTTCTGTGGTTGCTAGTTGGTAAATCATCTTGACCTAGTATAATTCTATACATATGCTTGATTAAATGCTTACACTTAAACGATGTTTTGTATATATGATACTTTTGAGTTGTTCTATTTCTTTTCCTCCAAACAACTATCCAACCTTCTTTTAACAAACGATTCCAGCGGCGGTTATCCCAACTATAGGAATAACTACCAGCTTCGAAATCTTTTTTTGTAAACATATCCATGCAA